GGCCAAATGAAAACCTTGATAAAAAATATAAGGCGGCGGCACCACCTACCAACCACAGTATGTTTCGCATTCGGAAATTGAATGCGGCTTTATGTTCTTAATCGTTTGTCAGTTCTAAATTACAAAAAACATTCGCAAATAACAAAATTCAACTTTTCACAATTATTCACATTCACATTTTTTGTTTCCGTGTGCATGCCTTTGTGGGGCTTGCACAACGGAAACAAAGTTACAAAAAATTTGTGAATAAATCAAGTTTTTACCAAGTTTTTTATTAACATCACTTGCATTCACCTTTATTTAATTAAAAAAGCATGGTGCATATTTCCGGGCCGGGCATAAAAAAGGCCCGGTGAGAACACCAGGCCGAACAATCCTTGTGAAACCAACTTATGCTTCCTTATGAGAAAACAAATATACTACTTTTTCTCAAAATCGCTTTTAAGCCATGTGCGGCGGTCAAATTCGCCGCTTTTTGCATCGTACCAATTAATGTACCAGGCACCAAGGTTGGCACAAAATTCGCCAAATTTAACCAGGTTGGTAATGTTCCGGTATTTCCTTGGCCGTGGGCCTTTTGGCCCAAAAAAAACTATTGCCGTTTTGATTATTTTAGGCATTTGCTATATTTTTACAGTGAATGCAAGTGACTTGCGGTTGGTTCCGAAGTCGTTTGTCCGGCCGGTTCCCTTCGGGTTGAACCGGCCTTTTTTTTAAAATGGCAAATCATCCGTTTCCGGGTTGTTATTTATTGCCGCCTCTTTTACCTCTTGCACATCACTCAAAATGTCACCAGGTTGTTCCGGCATTTCACTGGCAAGCAATCGCAAATAATTGTTTCCGGCCTTGCTCTTGTTAATCCATCCGGCCAGGCGGAATTTTTTGCCATTAATTTCAACATTGCCGGTGTAATCCGGTGAAGTTGGTTTTTCCTTTTTGTTCCGGTAAAGTGAACCGGTGTTTTTTTTGTTATCCATAACTATTGTTGTTCGGGTTCCTCCGTTCCCAGGTTTAAGGTTTTTTTACTTTTTTGGGTATTGTAATTGTGTCCGTTTCAATAATTGGCACCTGGTTCCACTGGCCTTCAAAATTCATAATGGCTATTGGTTCAAAATCATCACTACTTCGCAAATATTTTGGTTTTAATATAAATTGTTTGGTTTCCCGGTTCCGTTCCACGATCATGGTACTTTGCGCCCAACGGTCAGTATTGGAACCTAAATGGCCAAGGGTTTCGCCATGGCCTTTACCCAAGTGAAGTACACCAATCATCAAAATATTGTATTGCTTAGTAATTCTTTTGAACCAGTTTGTAAGTAACCTGGTTTCCGTTTCATCATTGTAATTTAAGCACAAGTCCAATAAGCCATCCACAATAATAACGGAACAATCCGGATGGTTTGACAAATAAAGTTCAATCATGGCCCGGATGCGTTTAGGCATGTCCTCACGAAAAGAAAAGGCATCCAGGAAATCGGGAATACTATCTTTGGATGCAAAATTCTTTATTCGTTCCATTTGCCTATAAAAATCATATTGTGAACTCTCGGTGTCAAAATAGGCAATCCGGTTGCGGTCTTTTGGTGTTTGCATCTTTATTCCAAATATTGACTGAAACGGCGGAACCAGTGCGGAACTAATCATTGCGGCGGCATAAGTTGATTTGCTTGCCTTTGGTAGTCCACTAATCACGCAATAATTTTCCAGGCAACCAACTACCTTACCGGTAATTGTCAATACCACTTGTTCGGCCTTTGGTTTTAGCAAAGGGTTATACTTCCGAACTTTGAGTATTTCGGTTAATTCCTGGTCGCTTGTCATAAGGTTAATAATTCCAGTAACTGGAAAGCCAAAGCATAAAAAATACAATTACAAAAAGCCAAAATTTTGGATTATTCCACAATTTGTAAAGTGTTTTCATCTTGGTTGGTTTTATTAAGTTCATCAATTAATAATTCAGCCGCCGTAACACTGGCCTGGTAAGGGTTCAACTTTTTACCCTCTTTTGCATAATCCTTTTTTGTTTCCAGGAAATACGGCAAAAGTGTTATTGCAAAATATTCGCGTTTTGTCATGCCTGGAATTGGTGCCAGTACACGGCCAAGGTTATCTTGAACTATTTGCGGCGGAAATGCCGGAACATCGTAAGTTTTGTGCATTGTAATAAATTTTTAATTGTTTGTGGTAAAAAGGCAATTTCAATAATGAATAAAAGAGTAAAGCAAAGCGGTGTTGCTACAAATAAAAAAAATAGCATTTCACCAATTAACTCTAAATTTTTACGCATTGTGTACCTCGGTTAAGTGTTTGGCAATTCTTTGGTATTCATCAATGCTATCATCAATTAAAGTGCGTAATTCCATTTGTAAATTGAAAGGAATTAACCTTTGGTCAATAATAACTTTGTCACCATCCGGAAAGGTGACAAAAAATTCAACCTGGGTACCGGATAAATGTTTGCCCAGGAATTGTAATGTGTTAATTTTTCCATTCAGTTCGGCCAGGTAAGGGCCAACCTGGTTGAGTAGGTCTTTTTGCATGGTTCCAAATTTTGGTTAATAATCGTTTGTCAATACGAATTTATATTACTTTTTCGCATATAAACAAAAAAAAATAATGCCGTAACTGGGCATTATTTAAAAAGTAGTAAAAATCAGTATTTTATGAAAGAAAAAGTTCCGCCTCTAATTTCCGGCGGTTGGTAAGTCCTGGAACTTCTTTGCCTTTTACCTTATTCCAACGAATGAACTGTGCGGCAACCAGGTTTTTTTCGGTTCCGTTATTTAGTAAGCGCAAAAGTGTTGACCTGGAAAATGCACCAAGGCCAATATTGTAAGCCAGTGAAGTAAGGGCCGTAAGTTGGTTTGCATTAATAGGCACCTTTACAATTTTTTTAATTTGTGTTTCCAGGGCCGCCGTATTAAGGCGCAACCAGGCCAGGGCCTTTTCTTTTGTAATTACATCACCTTTTTTTATTGGTAGTCCAGTTTCCGGGTTAATTGTTGTGCCGTAACCAATAGTCCAAATATTACCAGTGTCCTGGTATGCTCGCAATCTTAAACCTTCAAATTGGGCAATAATCTTTGTTGCACTCACTTTTCTACTAATTAGCAAAAGGCCAACAATGGCCAGTGTAATAATATAGTTTTTTGCTTTTCGCATTCATTAAAGGCCGGTTTTGTCAAAGTCCTTGGCAACACCAAGGCCCAGGCCACTGGTAATTGCGGTAAGTCCTTCAATGGTGTGACCTTTTAAAATAAGGGCAATGCCACTTAAAATTGTTGTAAAGCCGAAAAACGTTGTTTTCCAGTTACGCGGTTTTTTTAGTTTCATATTTTAAATAATTTATTGCATTATACACGATCGTGCCAACACCAATTGTTGCCAGTATTAATTTTTGTCTTTTATTAAGTTTTGGCCGGGATGCGGCATATAACATAAAAGGGCCAAAAAAAACAACATCGGCAATTCTTACCAATTGTGTTTTCATTCTTTGTCCATTAAGTGGGCAACAATAATATCCAACTTGGTTTCCAACCTGGTAAGGCGGTCACCATGTTCATCATGCTTTTCCATGGACTTTTCCAGGGCCTTTACACGGTGGTTAAGTACACCCCAGGTTGCGCCGGCACTGAAAATGGCACTAATTATTATTGTCAACAACTGGTTGTCCATCACTTTTCTTTTTTGTTTCCTCGGCAATTGCCTGGTTACACTCGCGAAGTTTTGCTTGCAACCATTCAATGTTTGCCAATAAATCGTATGCTTGCGCTTTTAGTTCCGTTAATTTGTCCATGATTAAGATATTAGGGTTAAGTTTAATTGACTACAAATATATTGATAAGCGGCCAAATTAATATCCTGGCTTTCACCCCACACAATGTAATCACCGCCGCTAATGGTTGTGTTACCCTGGGTAAGTGTTTGTTTTGTTTCGTTGCCCTCACTATCGGTAACAACATTACTTATTTGCCAATAAAATTGTGCATAGTCACTTAAATTGTCATTGACTATTGATGCATCAATATAATTTCCGCTGCTTGCTGTTCCGTTAGTCCAAATCTGGACTGGTTGAATTGAATATCCCATTTTTTATTTTTATAAGTTATAGTAAGGTATTTTATATGATGTACCATTTAATTTTATTGTAATATATCCTACTAAAGATCCAGCGCTAACACTACTTGTAAGTCCATTAAAATCTATATTAGATGAACTTGTTGAAATTGTAGAGGCTGCGTCATCTATTGAAATTGTTGTGGCATTTCCATATGCGGTTATATCTCCAAGGTACACTACTGAATTTGTACCGTCTGAACGTACATTACCCTGAAATAACATTGGATCGCCAGTTGTAACGTTTGCAAAATTTGCTATGCAAGTTGTAACGCCACTTATTACAGTATGCCTCAAATATAGTTCTGTTTCTCCGCTTGATGCAATAAATGTTTTTCCTGATGCGTTAGTTATTATTCCTCCATTAATAGAATTATATACATTAATATCTCCACTTACTTGCAACTTTTGCCCCGCGTCTGTTGTTGTTCCGATCAGAAAATTGCCGCCAGCGGTTAATCTTGTTCGCGGTAAACCATTTGTATAAAAATCTAGGGCCTGATTAACGTCTAGCGCTAAATATGCTGTTCCGCTAGTTTGCATTTGCAAATATCCTATCCTACCACCAGTATTGTTATGAAAAGATAAATATGGTTCACTTGCTGCATTTTTTAAAGCTAATGTACCACCACTAGTAAAAGTACTATTTGTGCTATCGGATAAAACATTGACTAACCCAGCGCTAGTTATGCGCATTTTTTCAGTTATTGCACCTTCAGCGCTATTATCATTAGTATAAAATAACAAATTACCACCCCAAGCGGTATTTTCTCTTGTACTGGCTATTTGCCCCAATATCCAATTTGGATAGGTATCGTAATACTGTCCAAATTGAATACTACCACCAGCACCAGCACTACCACCAGCACTATAAACACCAGTAGTATGTACTCTAATTACTGGACTAACAGTATTTGCAACAGTAGGCACACCAACAGTTAAACGATTATTAGGCGCAATTGTGCCAATTCCTATATTTCTGTTTGTATCAATGTATAAAGCTGATGCTGTATTAATTTCTAAATCAATTACACCGCCAGTAGCTACGTTTAATATAGTAGCACCACTAGAAGCAGCAAAGCTGTGATTTATATTAGAAGGGGTTACCGTTGCGGCATATATAGCACCGAAACCAGCACCACCAGTAAAAGCGCCTATTGTTAAACCTTGTGTGCTATCCCAAAATTTACCATATCCAATAACCTGTAATTTTTCCCCGCTATTCGTTGTAGATCCTAGCAGCAAGTTTGCTGCCATATAGTTTAAATCGCTTGCCCCTTCCTGGTACAATCCCCAACGGTTTGTATATGTGACTGTGCCAGTGTTTGCCGTTTGGTCATTAATTAAAACACCATAATTATTTGTTATAGCCATGGCACTTCCGGTGTTATCCGGAAATCTTACATGAATACCGGATAAATGCGTTATGGTTCCGGTTTGTGTTCCATTAAATGCCCAACCAGTTGTCAAATTTGAATAGGTACGAAGTTGTGAACCCTGGTTTTGTGTCAGTGTTCCAGTTGTTGTAAAACCAATTGAATTGTATGCATCTAGTCCACTCCTTGCACCACTTGGAATTGTAACACTTCCTTGCAACGTTAAATCTAAACTGGCACCCAGGGCCGTAATTGCGTTTGGTGATGCCAGTGGATTAGCCGGATTAATAGTTAAATTGTAATCAAAGTAATTGCCACGCGCAATACCACTTGTGTAATTTTCAGTTGCTTGCCAAGTTGTTTTATTTGTTGCGGCACTTACTTGTAAAGCATTATTACCAAGTACAGTATTATGTAACTCAAAAAAGTTTAATCCACCGTTGTAACTGTCACCCATGCGCCAAACACCGGTGCCAGTACGTTGAAATGCAATATTTACATTACCGGTGCCACTGGTTGTATTGAATTGTGCAATTACACCGGTTGAATGAATATCCAGGGCCGCACCTGGTGTGGCCGTAAATACACCCAGGCCGGTGCCAGTTATGTATAATGGTGTAACGGCGGAACCGTTGTTACGAAGTAAAAAACGGTAACGGCTTGAATAGGTCGCGGCGGCGGCATCCACCGTGTCCATTGAAAATTGGTTAATTCTTTCCGTTCCGGCATCATCGGGCAATCCAAAGTGAATACCGGTTGCCATGTTTGCGGCCGCGGTTCCACTGGAAAGTGTATGGCGAATTAATACCGGATATTGACCGGCGGAAACATTTGGTGTATTTTCCTCAATAACGGCGGCATAACCACTGGAATTTGTTGTATTCTTTGCCAGGATGGCCGTTGTGCCTGGGCCACTTCCGGCATTAGTAGTAAAGTTTGAATATAACGCAACACCATCGGTTTGCACTACTTCGGCGGCGGCGGTTGGTGTGTTTGTATTTACTCCAAATCTATTGTTTGCTGCATCCCACCATAAGTTGTTTTCACCGCCAACACTATTTGTGCCAGTCCAGTAAGTAACTTGGCCGGCGGCACCACTACCGGTAACGGTTGATGAACCAGGCCCACCAATCAAATCCCATCCGGTGCCAGTATCCCGGTAGATTTCAAAAGTATCGGTACTAACAAAGAGTCGGCCCACTTGTCCGGCACTGGGCCGGTTAGCAAATGTATTACTGTTAATACTGGGTGAACCAAGTTGGTTTAATATATTGAAGTCAACAAACATTATTAATTAATGTAACGTTTGAATAATGCGGTTAATTGGTTGGTTCCGGTACCGCTAAAATTGAATGAATACACTTTCACCAAAATTTCATTCTCGTTGCCGGTTATATTCCATGACTGGTTTGGTGTAAGTGTAAAACCATCAATTGTGACATTACTTGTTCCAGTATTTACAAATATCACACTGTTACAATTAGTATCAGTTTGAGAACTACTTGTAAAAACTTTTGTTTCAGTAATGAATTTTCGGCATGTCATAAACATTTGCTTTTATCTTGTGCGTATCTATCCGCATCGGTTGTTGTATCGGGTAAAAATGTTGTTTGGTCAACTACATCAGCCACCATTTGCCTGGCCGTACTGGATGCATTTTGCACACTGGGTGCATTTGGGCCGGTCTTTTTCTTACGCATAAGAAACCAAACAACGTACAATCCGGCGGCAATATATATCCAATTTCTTTTCATAATTTATTTTTAAAACATTACTTCATCACCGCCAATCCTGGGGAATGTAAATGTTGCTAATTGTTTTGTAACGGCCTTGGCTTTCTTTTTGCTTATTCCTTTTTGTGTTGCTCTTTTAACCGCCGTTCTTTGCGCTTGCCTGGCCGCTTTTTGCCGTGCATCCTTACCAAATATGTTTTTTACAACATCGGTTGCCTTATCCAATAAGGATGGCCCAGGTTTAACGGTTTGCGCAAATTCACCTTCAAATTCTTCGGCGGTTTGTCTAATCGGCATGTCAGCCGTTACCGTTACTCTTGGCCGGCGGCGGAAATACATAAATGCCAATGCACCGCCAATTAGTAATATTGGTAAATAACTTTTTTTCATCACTTGTTTTTTAATTTGTTTGTATATCCAAGCAATGTTTCAAGTTGCTTGTCACTTAATCCATCCCAAGGCAATATTCCACCACCATTTGTTAAAAATGTAAGCAAATCTTCGCCGTATCGTTGTTGGAATACATCGGATAAAAAACTTATTTGTGTCTTTGCTTTTAGTTGTGAAAATACTCCCATGATTGCGTTGAAATCATCCTGGAATATACCAAACGCATTATGAATGCGCTTTGCATAATTTTCAGCAACGGCCCTTGTAATTAGTAAACCGCCATACCTTTTGTAATAAGCCGGTTTCCAGTAACTAACTGGGTTTGTAATTTCCTGGCTTGCACTTTTCGTGCCTGGGCCGGCGGCAATACCACCGGCAATTAATAACCGCTTTATGGCCGTAAATGCCAGTAAGCCGCCACCAATTAACAAAACATCGGTTGTTGATATTTTAATTCCTTTTGCCATTATTTACGAAGCATTGACAACAAAAATGTAATTTGGCTTTCCGGCATTTCGGAAAGTTTAACCAGGTCATCCGGTGTCACTCCTTTTGCAAATAACTTTTCAATCACCTCTTGCAAATCTTCGGCGGTGTGTGTGCCGCTTATGTGTTGCACTTTTGGTTTCATAAAATTTCCGGCTAAATTTCCAAGTATTCCAATTAACATTTGCTGCACTTGTGGTTGTTGTAACATTCCGGCCAAAATGCTTGATGGTGTTGCCGGTTCTTCTTCTTCCTCATCTTCTTCCAGGTCGGCTAACCTTTCGGCACGAATGGCCCTTAATTCATTCAATATTTCGGTATCGCGTTCATTCCTGGCAACATATTGGCCCGGCATCATGCCCATCATGTGGGCCGGCTTTTCGTTTACAACCAAATACATTCCAATTGTATCTTCTAACTTTTTTTCTTTTACACCTTTTATGTTGCCAATCGTTAAATGATAGGTTTCACTATCATCCTGGGGAATGAAATTTAGTGCAGCCGCCAATCTTTCGGCCCCTTCTTCCTTACTTTTTCCATGGTACATTCCACACCGGTACTTTAATGCCGGTTGAAATCGGCAAAGTTCCCATGCGGCTTGTTCCTGGTCATTATACCAGTTCATAACTTGGTTAATACTTCGCAAAGTAGGTACGGCGGCCATGTTGATT